ACCCGTGACGTTACCGCCGACAGAATCAGTTACGGAATGGAACATAAACATGCCGTTTTTAATCGCCTGTTCCAACTCGAATTGCTTATACTTTGTGTTAATCGTGTACTCGCCTGTGTACTTACGGTTGCCGACCGTTTCATTAATTGCACACGACGCTTCTTGACCGGTTACCCAGTATACGGCACTGCCTTTTTCCGCCCCGCTATCTATAACGTCATTGAGGACCGATATAACGCCTTCATCATTAACGCCCCGCTTGCCGTGGATAACCAACTGGAATTTTGCCCCCGTCTGTACCCTGCAACGATGCGTGAAGTTGATTAAAAGGCCCTTGATAGCGTCGTCCGACCCGGCATAGCCAAGCACATTGAAATAGTACGACTCAAGCATTTCCAGGCCGCCCTGATAGCTCTGTGTCGTAACCGCTGCTCCGTTCGTACCGCCTGTAAGGGCCGTGTAAGCAGTAGCCGCCAATGTAGCTGCCTTTTCGAATTTCAAATACTCATTGTCGACAAGGTCCGCAGCCGTCTTTACGCCTGACTGTTTCGCTACTGCCTGACGATTGTTGTCTGTCGTCATGTATGTTGTGACGATAAAAGCCCCGGAATTGTCCGGATCTGACTGTACCGATACCCCTAACGCATTGCCTCTAATGCCTGCATATTTTGCTTTGGCAAGCGTGCAAGATGCGACAGCCCCGTCACTATTAAGACGGTAAAAATACCCCGTTTTAAGGCCCGTAAACAAATCTCTAAGGCCTTTCATTTTCGGGTGTGTGTAGTCATAGCCGAAATATTGCATACAGTTCTTTTGGAATTCATCTGCATCGACTCTAAATACCGCCCCCGACGGGCCGTAATCCAATTCAAGCATCATTGCCCCGAACCCTCGGTCGGATACTTCTGCCGATGCCCGTATTTTCGACACGAAATTAATATACGTGCCGGGTAAAACTTTGTTGTGGAACAAGAACGTTCCGCCGCCTAATGCCATTACGTTGTTCCCTCCTTATTCATTCACGGACTTTTGTACCCGGTGTGCAAGTGCATCGCTTAACACCTTGTCTACTTCATCCGCTCCATATAACTGCCCGGAATTCAATACAGTATCAAGAATATCTCGATACCGCTTAAATCGGTCAGATTGTAATATAGTCACCTTATCGAACCGTTCGACGATACTCTTCGGCTCTTCCTTTACGGCGACTTCTGTATTTTTATTGGTCGTTGTTTCCATTCTTTACTCCTTCCGTGATTCCGACTCGATGCATCGCCTCTTGTCGTTTCCCGGCTTTTCGTCGCAAATCTTCCAGGGTCAATAAGAAATGCATCACGCCGTCCGTCACCTTATACGAACGCTTTTTGCTTCCCATCAGTTGGCCGTCGACTGTTATGTACTCTAATGCGGAATACAGTCGTTCGCCCACGTCGTGAAGTTCGCCTCGCACGTCCTCCGGTAGGTCCTCTTCGTTGAGAAAGTAGAGTATCTCGAAATCGTTCATCCGGTCGTACAGGCTAGAAACGTGTAAATCCTCGGACGAATTTATCAGGCTAATATAAAAGCACGGGAATTCTGCCCCGTTTTCTTTGAATTCGAGGTATACCGGTCGCCCTGTTTCCTTATGTACGGCCGTCGCAATGCCCGTAAGAATATTACTTATTGAGTTCACGCAAATACCCCCTCATCGCACTGTTTAATAACTTATTCCCGTTACGTTCGACGAAATTTTCGGCCTTCTCTTGCATGTGCAAGCCCTCAACCCAAGGTTTTTTGAGTCTTGCCCCATGTACCACACCGCCAATCGGAGTGCCAAGCATCGGAACATACCGTCCAACTTCCTGCCGATGTCCGTCATTCAAAAACGATGCATATTTAGATAGGTTATACACCCTTGCAAATGCCGTCGTTCCTACGACTTTCGCTGAGTTCGCACGCCACGCATTCCGTGTCTGTTGCGTGTTGTAATGATACGTTATGTACTTTGCCTGCCCTTTTCTATCCTTGCCGGCAAAGGCTTTAACTGATCCACGTTTACCAACGGGCGTGTTTTTCTTCGCTTCACGGATATAAGCCGCTGTCATTTTGTTCACTCCGGCCTGCAAAACGCCTTGTACTTGTGCGGCGTTCCCGAGCTTCTTAAGTCTTGCGGAGAAATCCTCAAACTCGCTTATATCAAATTCAACCTTAGCCATTATCGTTTCTCCAGTAATTCGAGTTGAATTTCTTGATGCGTATCGTATTTTGCCGGAGTGGATGCCGCCTTGTACCAGGTCACCCCTTCGTTATGCGATACGGCGATGCGTGACCCTTTCGGAATCTTCGCATCCGGATATGTAAACAGCACGATAGACTGGGTGAAGGATGCTACCCCTTCACCCGTTCCGGTCGTGCTTGTCTTATACGATATACGGCAAGGGTATATGCCCGTGTTCTTCGGCTTAGACGTAACGATGCCTGTGTCTTCATCTTGCTTGCTCACATCGGAATACACAAACGCACTCATCTCGTACATTTTTTCAAGCTGTTGCCTCGCTCGTCTTACCATTTCAACCGTCGGTAACACGCCAATTCCCCCTTGCCGTAATTCGTTAATACATCTGCCAATGCAGTCAGACGCACGGACAAAGGCTCGCCGTTAAACTCGATTTTCGTGTCGCCAATTTCGATTGATTTTGCCATGTCATCGGCATCCCCAAGAATATTTTTTCCCTGCAGTTTGATCAGCTCGCCAAGTATTCGATATGTGACGACCCGCTCAAGCTCGACGGGAACCTCTGCCTGATTTATATCGTTGAGTATGCTCCGTTCGACAACCTCGGAAATGAAATCAATCGAGGTTTCAAAGGCTGCGACATCCGGGCATCCGGTCAAGTCTTCGGCAAGCGTGATAACCTTCTCCGTGTACTTATTCATCGGCCTGGGCCTTCTTACTTGCTTTTTTTGTCGTCTTCACTTGATTGGCTTGCACATCTTCATCGGCCTGTGCATCTTCCGTCAAAGGCTCTTCCTCCTGAACGTCCACGTTTTCGGTGTTCATCACTTCCGACTGCTCCATGTCTATATCTGCGGCCGCTTCTCGGTGCCGCCTAATCAGCATACCCATTGATAACCCTCCTCGTTATACGGCTTTGAATGTCATCTTCAAGACTTTGGCCGGATTCGTTAAGCCCACTGCGTAATGTTCTGCCGCCGAAATAACCGTTGTTTTTGCCAAAATGTCACGGTCCGTTTCAACGTCTGCCGCCTTCTTAACGTAAATGGTTACGGCCGGCATTACGGGCTGTCCGTCTGTTGCTGCCGCACTCATCTGTACCATGAAATTGGTAAAGTTGCCGCCGGCTTTCGGTACACGACGAGATACAACGACTTCACAACCGCAAATAGATCCGATGGCTCCGGTCATCATCAAATCGCCGCCGTATTTAGTCTTGTCAATAAATGCCGGGTCCTTACGGATTTTCGACAACTGTTCGGGATGAATGAACAGCACCTTCGCAACGTCGCTTTCTTCTGCGAATTTATCGACTCCGTTTACGATTCCGTTATACGAGATTTCATTCGTATCCGTAACCGTAAGCGTCGTCGTTCCCAACGCCGTTACAATATCTTCATCGACCTTGCTTGCGATAGACATCAACAGCTGACGCTGTGTTTCGCCGACCGGGTCACCGTATCCGGACAAAGCCGCTTCGTCTGTAATTTCTGCCGCTTTACCGACTTTCTTTACGGATACTTTTGCCGTGCTTGCTTCGAGCTTAGATACGTCGATTGCAGCACCTTCGGCCACATCCTGTGCATCGCCAATGTACTTAAACGCCGGAATCGTGATAGTGCTACCGGGACGACCTTCAAGAGTGTTATCGATTTTACAAATTTGCGTAAACTTGATTGCTTTCGGCAAGCCGGCGGCAATCATATCCCCCATAACCTCGGGATTGACAAGGTTTGCTAATTTTGTTGCGTTCGCACTTGTAGGCATGTTGTTATTCTCCTCCGTTCGTTAACTGGTCGTACAGTTCTTTGTCTTCGTTATATAACTTGACTCGTTCACCATACGACATTTTGTTGAATTGTTCTTTTGTTACGCCTCCGTTCGGCTTGTTGCCGCCAGGGTCTCCGGGCGTTGCCCCTTTAACGTTCGGCTTATCGTCACCGAAGAGATACCCGGCCTCCGTTACGAGCTTCTCAATCTGCTTATCGAGGCCCTTGATTTTCCCGTCTTCGACCTCGGCATTGTTGAGGTCGAGCAGGGCACGCACGGCCTTTACGCTCTTGGCCTTTGCCGTTAATAAAGCACGGTCGACAATCCCGTCGATTTCCATGTTTTTGACTTTCTGTGCATACTCTTGTTCACGGGCTTCACTTTGCTTTTTGAGGTCTTCGATTTGCTTGCTCAAATCCTCGTTGCCTTTGGCCTTCTCTTTCAGTCCGTCCAGTTCCGTTTTGATTTGTGCCAGTTCCGTTTTGGCGGCCTTCTTCTCTTCGTTCGTTGCGTTGAATTGTGTTTTCGATACGTAATTCTTGCCGTAATCTTCCACAATCTTATCCGCAGCTTCGTCCGTTACGCCTAACGCCTTTAACTCTTCTTTCGTCATTCTTATAACTCCTTCCTGTTACGCTTTATTTTCGAGTGCTACACCACTCGTTACGGTCTTGTTCTTTTTCACCTGCAATACTAAAAAGGTATGAAAAAAGCACCCACGATTGTGAGTGCTGAAATAAATATTGAATTAAAACTCGTTTATTAACTTTCGGGCTTCCTCGGTTGTGCATTGCACCTCGAATTTACATTCACCCTTCATTTCGGGATCCCATTCCGACATCAACAGGCAGCGATTAAAAAACAGCTCTTCGATAAACCCGTCTTGCCGCAAGGCCTCGCCCTTAAACTGCACCAACGATACCCGTTCATCAATATTGCTTGCCAGATTATCGAACGTGACCAACACAGTCAAATACCGTCTGTCTACCTTTGTGCCGCCAATCATCGGCAATTTGGATACACTCTTGCACACTTCGATACGAGCCTTGCAATCGGCCAGCTTGTACCGTGACTCGCCGCGCACGGCATATAAAGTGCCATTATCGATGAATATACTTTTGGTCGTTTTTTCCATTGTATTCACCTCCCCGCGTACTAAAAAAGCACCTATTTAAATAGGTGCTTTAGGCTTTGCGAATCTCATTAATATACTTTTCAAACGTCTTGCTTCGTTCTTCCCATTCACGGTACTCTTTCGTATTACCGTAGGGACAAGGCATTTCTCCAGGCCAAACCCCTACTTTTACTTGTTTTTTATTTTCTTGGTTTTGTTCTTTCATATTCCCACCCGTATTTTTCAGCCATCCTTATAGTGATTTTATGACTAATAGCTTGCCATATCGCTTGCTCGCTAAACCCTGCCGCAGTCATCCGTTCGTAGAACCCTTTATACTCCCATTTTACTTGTTCGTATATAGCCTTAATTTCGGCTGGGTAGGGGCGGTCTCCAGTACCTGTGGACACCTTGTATTTAATTCCATTATGCCCAATCACAAGCATCTTGTCAATACTCTCGAAGTCACACATAACGATTAAGTCATCGGGCGAAAAAGACGAGCTGCGTGGATGATTATGAACGCAATCCACTGATTTTGCGGGGAGCTTCTCTAAAAATCGCACCAATTCAGGAGGAAACACAACCGAACTACTATCTCCGCTTAAATCAGGATACGCCACGTCTCCTTTTTTATCTCTCCAAAATAACCCCTCGGTTCCGGTTCTCTTACCATGAGACAAGGCCTTTTGGTATGCGTTTTCAATCCCCGCCTCATAACTTCCCATTTGCTTTACCTGCGCCTGTGAGGTTTTACCCTCGTTGGGCGGCGTGATTTTTCTCCCATCGTCTATGCGACCTTCGCTTATATACCGCTTTTCCCACTCACCATAATCTAGTTCACCCTCAACAAACACCGTTTTACCCGTCTTCGGGTCCCTTGCGGCCCTTGTTCCGCTTCCGGCAATATCGGCAAGGTCATCGCCTAAATACGGAACAGTCGTGCTTCGACAATGACAGTGAAATGGCGGTATCGTAATCCCGGGTTTTGCGTCCTTACGTTGTACGACCTTACCGTCCATACGACGGCAGATAGGGCTTGTCTTACTGTCGAGTGTGGCCAATATCTCCACAGCGTCAACGTCAAGTTCGGCCATACAGTCCATAAACGCTTGCGAATGTGCCCGTGCGAGCTCCGTTTCGACCAGTCTGTTGGCATTGCTATACGACGTGTTCATATTTTTCGCAATGGCCTTCGATATATCGGCCGTGCCTTGGCCTATTATCATCGCCTGTGTAAATTCGTTTTGCATTGTCTTAGCCAACTTCTTGCGGTTGTCCCATATGCGTTCAGAGAAGTCTTTGCCGTCAGGTGCCCACGGAGAATGAATAATGCGTTGTACCGTATTCGGGTCAACTTGTCCGTAAAAACTGTATTCGCCCTTCATTGTCTGTGTAAGATGTGCAGTACGATAATTCGAGCTTTCGTATACCTTATTCAGTAGATCCGATATATCAGTGTCTTGAGTCTTTGCCCACCGTTCAAGCTCGTGAACCGTGTTGATATATAACTCCTGCTCACGATCGAGCCGCTTGCGTATAGACGCCTGCTTTAACATTTGCTTATACTCATCCGATAGCCCCTCTTGCTCGGCCTGTCGGCGATATTCTTCAAGCGTCATCTTGAAGGCCTTTAACTCCCCCGCATTTAAATCTTTACGAGCATCGGCAAGGCTTATACCGTTCTCATCGGCATACCGCTGATACCAGTCGTTTACGTTCTTCTCCATACGCCTGATGATTACATCGGCCTGTTCACGTAGATTTTTACTTGTCATCTTACCAAGCCCAAAGGCTCGTTCGGATTCGTCTTCGTACCGCTTCGCCCAGTAATTACTCGGCATGGTCATCACCTATATAATCGGGTTCGTTTGTCGCCTTTTCGGCCTCTAACTGCTTCATTTCTTCGGCTACATCTTTAACCCACGGGTGATTAGTGAGAATGGTTTCATTGCTGATAACGCCTACGGAGTTGCGGCAATTCGTAATAATATCGCCCTCGTTCATCGGCAAATCACGATTAAACGTAAAATCGACATCCTCAACAGCTTTTTTGCCGCTTAAGCCCCTATAGGTATTGATAAACCACAACATCCGGTCGAGTCCTTCACGAATGCCCATTTCCATTTCGTTTGCGTCGAGGTCAATGTCTGAGTACATCGACGTTATGTTCATCTGATTCGGGTTGTTACTCATGCGATCATCTCTGCTATCGAACCCTCGGCCATTCTCGATTATCGCCTTTTTGAGTAACTTAATAATGACCTCATAATTACTAGCGTTCACCTCAATATGAAGAGCTTCCACGCCACCTTCTACCCCGTCGACTGTCCGGACCTTGATTGCTCCGTACTGTGCTAGGTTAGCCCTGAAATTATCCAACTCCGTGCCGTCGTAGTTTTTGATAACAAGAATCGTACTGCGAATATCTTCTTGCATGTTATCGGCGTAATTCGACAGCATCGTATTGAGTGCGTCCTGCAAGCTCTTCACCTTGGCGATTAACGGCTGCTCTTCTTCATTCATGCGAAAGGCGATAAGCGGCACGTTATTCCAGTTGTACGGCTTGTCATCAATGGCAAAATTCGCCGTGCTTTCACGGTCTCGGTCATCGGCAAGACTGCCATTTTCATACACGTAATACTGAACGCCCGTACGGTCGTAAAATTCAACCTTGGTCATTCTGCGGTCCATAATTCCCTCATACACGTCAATCTCGTATACATAAGCAAAGGCATCAAGGCGTTCTCGTTCTTCATCGCTCCAGAACGGTAACACCTGCTCAGGCTTCATACGCTTAAACTGCAATGCCCCTAATTCGTCGATATACGGATGCAGATACCCAACGCCACCGGTCAACATGTCTTTTCCTACACTCTTGAGCTTACGCCGTACACTCGGTGTAAAGACGTCTTTTATGTCCTCGTCGTCTGTTTCTACGACGAACGGTTTTGCCAGTAAGTAATTCACTTTCTGATCAACAAGGTCATCGAAACGATTGTCCACAATCTTATTGTTAGGCAAATTGGCTAGCACCACTGTTTTGCCGCCTGTGTCAGTTACGGCTCGAGTTTTACGTAATATATCTTGCTCGCCTTGGTAATATTGGCGGCCTGTTATCATAGCCTTGCGTTCCTTGCTGCTTATCCACTTTTGCAACTCACGACTCAAAAACTGTCGCTTACTCATCGGTGCGTTATCACGCAACGCTCGATTTATTATGTCAGTCCAAAACATTCTATACCCCCAAATCAAACGAGAACCGTTCTACCCCAATATCTTCACAAGCATACCTCATAGCATCCATTAAGTGATTGTTATTGTCTTCCGGCTTCCCCGTATATCTGTCAAAACGGTCTTTAGCCCATTGATACACACTTATTTCTTGTAAGAAGTTCACACACCTGGGGTGAATTATTAGCTCGTAGTTTTGTATTTTTTGGATCCCGTTTAATACACTGTCCTTACCTTTTCGGGATTTTACAATTCGGGATATCCCTGCCTGGTACAATTCTTCAATGCTCTTAGGCTCGGCTGCGTCGGCCCGTATTCGTTCTTTAGCATACCCCATGCTTTCGATGCGCTTAGCTAATTGCTGATTGGTTAACCCTGTTTGATACAACTCATCGAACACATATATTTTCTTATTCTTCTGATTCACCACTGAACAGAACATTGCAGCAGGATCCGTTGTATACCCGAAGTCCAAACCGAAGGCAGCTTCTACCCCTTCTTGATTTCTAATTTCATCACAGTCAAACACTTGTTCCTTCCAGTTTTCATACACAAGCCCATCAACAACACCCCAATCCCCTTCTCCGGCAACGGCATAGCGCCTTGGGTTCTTCTTCATTTCTTCAAACAGGAGTAAATCCGATCGGCTTAGGAACTCGTTGCATCGATAATTCGTTGTCATTGCCAGTACGTTCGGATTAGGCGTATCAAAGAACCGTTTCTTCAGCCAATGCCTATCAGACCAAGGATTGAACGTTAAAACGACCTGATGATACATCCCTTCGGGCAATTGCCCACGAATGCTTTCATCAAGTCGGTTAAAGTCATCCTCTTTTGTTATCTCATACGCTTCCTCAATCCAGAGTCTACACAAGCAACCTGAATCGACGGTGATGGACGTAACTTTTAATGGATCGTCAAGGCCTCTGAACAGGATTTTCTGTCCCGTAGGAATATAAGTAATCTCTAACGGCGATACGCTGCACCTAAAATACTTTTCAACGTGCAGCCTTCGCATGGCCCATTTAAGCTGTGCAAAACAGCTATCCCGAAGCGTTCGCTCCGTCTTGCGCACTACAAGCCAATTAATAACAGGATTGCTCACAATCTCATATATGACTCGTAATGACTGCGTAGATGATTTCTTACTGGCACGACTGCCTTTAACTACTTTATAGCGGCCTTTAAACCTCCAAAATTCTCCATAGCCCTTGCCCACTATATCGGCAATATTCACGACGTCGTAATTAGTCTGCAACGTCATCACCACCGACTATCATAATCGGATTGACTTCAATCGCCGTGTCTGCGCTAAACAAATTGTTTCGTTTCCCGATAAGCTCTAAAGCTTTTAGCTGCGCCCTGGCGTCAACATGCTTTTTAATAATTCGTGCACGGCTGCATCCTTCTCCCGCACCCTCAACCACGACAACCTCCTCTTTAGCCTCACCCCGAGCCAATGCCGCCAGTCGACCCTCGACTTCTGCGATGCTCATGATTCGGTCTTTGAAGAATTCGTCTTGTAGTTCTTTGACACGGTTTTTAATTTCAACTTTTTTCAACAGTCGTGAGCCAATCGAATAAGCAGTTAACTCACTATATCCGGCTCGGATAGCGGCCTGAGTCGCATTTAAATCCACCAGATACTCGATACAGAATTTTTCTTGTCTCTTATTCAACATGTAACCGCTATCGTCACCTCCTTTGCGTGCCGTATTTAGAACGATTCATAACGTGCTTGGCTGCAACGAAACATTTACACGTACCGGTTCCGCCGATATGTATTTTGTTAGCAGAGCAAAATCCTTTAGAGTTGTTCAGGCAAGAACGTCGGCAGCACTGAATTTCCGTTTTACACGTCATAAAGCCTCCAAATACAGGCACATGGCAAAGGCGACGCCCTAACGGACGCCGCCTCGGCTGTAAACAAAACTACTTAGAATGATTGTGCGTACGGTATTTCCCGTACTCTTTACGAATACACTATATCACGTCAAGACCCTCAAAAAACAGCAACCTTTTTAAGAATTTTTTCAAAGCTTCTTATGGCTCGCCGATGTAGCGCATAAAGGTTCTGCCAGGTGCAGCCCATTTCGACTGCCATATGCTCCCATTTTTCAGCTCGTAGATATCGACGCCGCAGTATCTCTTGCTGTTTCGCACTCGGCAGTTTCAGTATTAATCGACGTGCCTCTTCGCGCTTATCGATCAGTTCGCCCCATTCGGCATTAGTGCGACGTATTAATTCATCAAGCCGCGCTATCTTATCGGACACGTCCACAGGACTGCCGCCCGTAATCTTATCTTTGGCGTAGTCCAGTGCTTGAAGACTACATATGTCTCGCCTGAGTTGTGCGATTCTGTCTTCTTCCGTTCTCAAGCGAATATCTAAGCTACGAATGTACTCAAGAAACTCCTTCGCCGTCATGCTGTACCTCCTAATATCGTAACCGCTTTCGTATTTCGTACAATACTTTATTCACTCCATTTCTTTATGTTTTTCATAACGAAATCTGCACACGGTTGAGCCATACCGTTACCTATTGCTTTATATCTAGCGGAATCACTACAGGACTTATCATCAATAAGTGTCCAGTTATCGGGCAATCCCTGTAACCGTTCACATTCAAGCGGTGTCAGTTTGCGGACAAAATCATGCGCATGTATAATCGGGACTTGATTACCACCTGTCCCCATCCTTGCTTGTAGTGTTCCGATGATGTTATTTTTATATGTTCTTATAACGTCATCTGCGTGTGTCATATCATACGCTGTGACTGTCTTATAAGTACTTGTCTTAGCGATTGCGGCAACGGCTTTCCCTTCGTTCTCGCTCGGCGTAATATCCCCTTGCAAGCCTTTTGACTCAAATAATATTTTGTCGGCACGTCTCCCGATGGCTGTAAAATCTGCGATAAGGAAGATTCTCTTACGGCGTTGGGCGACTCCCCAATATTGAGCGTCAAGAATTCTCCATGCAACATTACATTTTCCGCTTCGTACCAGTCCGGCCGATGTCCACTTCTTGCTACTAGGCATTGGAATTTCGGTCTCTGTGATTTCTTCAAGCACGGTTTTAAAATCAATTCCCCTATTTGAATTGAACGCTCCCGAGACGTTTTCCCAGACGACAAATCTCGGATATCGTCCCGCTGTTGCTTTCTGCATTTCTCTGATAATTCTAATTCCGTGCATGAATAAACTTGATTGTTCACCTTTTAACCCCTTTCTGTTGCCCGCAATACTTAAATTTTGACACGGACTGCCCATCGTAATAATATCAACGGGCGTAATTTTACTGCCGTCTATCTTCGTAATATCTCCAAGCTGTTCTGTGTTCGGAAATCTCTGTGCCGTTACAGCTAAAGGCAAAAGCTCTATCTCGCTTGACCATATCGGCTTTATATCGTTTCTCGTGGCGGCAATTTGCCACCCACCCAGTCCGTCAAATAAACTACCTAATGTTAACATTTATCCACCTCCCCCACTAATTTTTAGGCTCCTACTCTTCGAGATAACTATACGCTCTATCGAGGTCTCGGAAGGCCGCATCAATTGCACTAAGCGCTCTGTCTTTGCAGTCCATATCCATTTCGCTATCTCTATAAATAGCCTCACGGACTCGTGCTAAATCCGCAGATATATTAGCCAATAATACGGCAGCATCTTCCGTGTCAACCTGTCCGTTAATAGGGTTTCTTGCAATATTGGTCATTATGATTCTCCTTCCAGTGTCGTTTGTTGTAGTTCTTTTTGCGGTAAGATATTGCCGCAATCAACTAAGGCTTTCATTTTCTTTAGCAACTTAACCAGGGATTCTCCGTAATCAGCCAGCGGCTCCTTGATTTGGTTGTATTCTTCATGGCTTTTAAATCCGTCCTTACCAATAACAGGACGAATAACATACCCAAATCGATCATCGGGGATAAGCACGCAGCCACAACCTCGAAGAAAACAAAGCACATCGGCAAGTTCAGAGTTAATGAAGGCGGCATGTAGGAATAGCCATACCCATAGATTACTGTCTTCGGGGTGCTTCTTTTCGTAATCGTCATGATATTCTTCAATCGGCCAGTTTTTCGGATTACGGGCTTCTTCTACTTTGCGGACAAGGCGTTCGACGAGGTTCTTAATTTCAGGATCCCGCCGAAGTAAATCAAACTGGGGGTGTTCCATTTCATTTAAAATCTCCTTAAAAGCACTTCTAGCTCGTTTTACGACCTCTTGATTAGCCATTGGTAAGTTCCTCTATCTCGATATAAAGTCCGGGCTTATCAAGGTAAAATTTTTGGATTTCTTCACAAGCGACGAGAACATCGTCCGTCCAAAAGTCCAAATCCGTCATCACATCTTTTAAGAGCTTCACGAGATTGTCCGTATCGGGCTTAGTGGTTTTCCAGCTCTTTACAGGGTGTGCCGTTGTCGCTAAATATATCCACGTCGTCGAAAGCCGTACAGGACCCGTAAACGGAGCTTTAGGAGCGTACGGGGCAAGGGCTGCCATAAACTTCTGGCGGGCGTCTTTTACATTCTGAGGCTCATACACGACAGGCTTACCGTTTACTACCATAATTTTCTTTTCCTGATGAGTCGCCGACGGAATCATCATCGGCAAGAAAAACTTTAATTTCATTGCATACTCCTTTCTAGGGAAACGCCGAGGGCACGTATTGCCCTGAGGCGGTCAAAGTGTGTTAAGAAAACGGCAAAGCCAAAGCCGTTTTTAACACTTTGTCCGTCCATGGCAATTGTGGACTTTTTATACAACGGGACATTTCTATATATATAGTTGAAATGTCCCGATTTTTGTCCCGATATTTATGCATATACGGCGTTTTCAGTGAATAATTATTCAATGTTGTTTCTCTCTACTTTACCGTTTTTTACGGTGAATTCTTCCGAGCTGTTAATATCTCTTCGAAGGGTTTTAGGACTGATATCAAGATACTCTGACATATCATCTATAGTGACCTCGCCTGAAATGAGGCACGCATTATATGCCGCCTCAAGGTTCTGAATCCGAGACTGCCGTTGTTTCTGCCGAGTCCGTTGACCTTTCTCGTTGAGCTTCATCTCGACGTCCAGCTTAATCGACTCAAGCGTTCCCGTATCATCAATGCGGTGAACGGGATAATCGAACCAGACGTTTACAGGCCTGAATGAAGCGTACTCACGAAGTGTTCCTTCGATACGCCAAGCCGAACGAGAGGACCCGACTTGTTCAGCGTCAAGCTCAATCATATCAAGCAGCGCGTCGGCGTCACGGCCGAACACGCCTGACCCTGAGGCTCTGTCGATAGCTCGCTTACCGCCTTGAGCGCCTTTTGAGTGATGATGACAATAAATGACCGAGCAATTAAGCTCCGTTGCGATACGGTCGAACTGATTACAAAAATGAGCCATTTGTTCGGCGCTGTTTTCATCACCCGTAATGACCTTGTAAATCGGGTCGATGATAATCGCCGTGTACTCTTGCTTAACGGCTCGCCTGATGAGTTTCGGAGCGAGCTTATCCATAGGTAGAGACTTTCCTCTAAGATTCCATATATCGATATTAGAAAGGCTGCGGGCTTCCCAGCCAAGCTCCGTATATACGTCTTTAAATCGATGTAGGCAAGAGGCGGCGTCAAGCTCCAGATTTACGTACAGGACTCGTCCCTGGGAGCAATCCCAATTCAGCCATTTACGGCCTTCGGCAATGGCGATAACAAGTTCTATAAGGGCAAAGGACTTACCCGCCTTAGACGGTCCTGCCAATAGCATTTTATGACCCTTACGAAGTACGTTTTCTATAAGAGGCGGTGCTAACGGCGGCAGGTTGTTCCAGAAGTCCCGAAGGCTTTCAGGCTCAGGTAGATTATCGTTAATCGATTCGATCCACGTCTGCCACTCGGCGAAACTGCTCTTACCGATATTCGTATCAACGAGGAACTGCTTTTTATCCTTACGGGTAACGCCGGGCATACGACTGAGGCGGCTCGGATTTCGGTTCTGAACGTCGATTTCAAGGCCGTTTTTACGACAAATGTTATAAAGATAATCGACCCGTTTACGGTACTCGTCGTAATTAGCAGCGTCTACTTTCACGATGGCGTGAACGGATTTACCACCGCTGTAAACCATGCACGTAACAGGAAGCTCCAGCTTGCGGATGATTTCGTTTTGCTTGTCGATAGGCATGCAGTCAGATTCGACTAAGGCGTATTTAAACTCTGTTACGTTCTCATTGCGAACGCCTCTCCCGTCTAAGGGGTTAAAGCGTATCCAAGCGCCTACATCGGGATTATAATCACCTAAAACGGCACCGATATCGCCGTCGCACTCTGATAAAGCATGAATAAGCTCCCCAGCTGTACGCTTAAATTTCCCTTTAGACGGTAAGAATTTTCCGTCCTGTTCCCAAGACTCAGTTACGTAGCCGACGTAATCGGAGCTATCGTAAAGAAGCTCCAGGTACGTAATTAAGTCTTTGGCGGGATTCCAGTTATTGCCGGGGTCTTCAATTTCTCGTCCTTCTACCCAGTTCTTATCGATAATGACTTCTTCGTCGGCAATGATTTCGTCATCCCATCCATACGCCCGATCGGGTAAATGGGGTGTGGCCGTCCAGCCGTTTTCTTTGGCCATGTTTACGATAGTAGCTCCCGTAACAGGACTTCCGTTATAGTGGCCTGTGAACGTTGCCCATTTTTTAGCACATTCGCCGGCGTGATAACGAGTGATATCTTTGGCGCTCCAGGACTCCCAGTCGCTAATGTCGTAGCCTTCTTCTTTAAGCCCCATTCCGACCTGCAGCCATTCCTGATAATCGCAAAAGGCGGGGTCGATGTAGTCCAATAAAGGTATTAAGTTGATTTTGCGCATTGCTTTTTCATCTCCTTTATGGACTATGCCGGGATATAGGTTTCAGGCGTTACGCCATTCGGAATTCTCCAATTATTCATGGAGATTCGAGCAATCATAGAAGAAGCCTGGTCAAATGTCCAGGTGCCGACATGCTGGAACCCACGAGACTCTAAGAAGCGTATTTGTTTCGGTCTTGAGAGGCTCATATCCTGGCGTTTCTTTAATCTGTCTAAAAGAAGTGAAGCCTTACCGGCATTTTCAATCTCATCGCCAAAGATACCGAACTTTTCAAGGGCCTGTATTTGTTTCACAGACGGAGGCGCCATTTCATAGCCAAATGACGGCACATATCCCGATAAGTCTTCAGACTGAATGGACATCTCGAACTGTAACGGATCCACAAGCTTTCGTTTGCGTTTCTTCATTTCCTTAAGCTTTTCAGCTAAGGCTTGTTCACGTTCGGCCACAACATCCGATTCAGATTCTTTTTCGAGTTCTTCAATATCAATAGGAACCGCCGAGTCTTCAAGTTTTTCCGTCATTTTCTTGGCTACTTCTTCATCTTTACTGATGAGATGTGCCGGTCGACATAACTCGTGCCGTTCCGTGTTCCACAAAAAATCAAGTAGCAGCACGTTTTCTTTTCCTTCGTGCAATCGAGTGCCACGACCTACCATTTGACTGTATAAGGCCCGTGATTTGGTTGCTCGCAGAACGATAATACAATCCACCGACGGACAATCCCATCCTTCAGTCAGAAGCATACTGTTACACAGAACGTCGTATTTTCCGTCCTCAAAGTCTTTAAGGACTTCTGCCCTATCTTGGCTATTGCCGTTTACTTCAGCGGCTTTAAAGCCGTATTTACGAAGATATCGGCAGAACTTCTTACTTGTTTCCACCAGAGGTAAGAATACGACCGTCTTTCGGTTCTTAGCGTATGTGACCATTTCTTCAGCAATCTTATCCAGATACGGCTCAAGAGCCGTTCCGAGTTCACCTACTTTGTAATCGCCTGCCGCCATGCCGACATGTGCAATGTCCAATTGCAGAGGGATGGTCTGTGCGACGATTTGAGCGAGGTATCCGGCCTTAATAGCTTGCGGAAGTTTGTATTCATACGCCAGGCTGTCGTATATCTGTCCGAGGTTTCTCATATCGCTTCTGTCAGGCGTTGCCGTAACCCCCAGGACTCTAGCGTCAGAGAAGTAGTTTAAAACGTTCTGGTAGCTGTCTGAGATAGAATGATGAGCTTCATCGATGATAATCGTGTCGTAGTAATCGGGAGAAAACTGAGCCAGTCTTTTCTCACGCATAAGCGTTTGAACACTGCCGACGGTAATTCGATACCAAGATTGAAGAGCCGTCTGCTCGGCTTTTTCCACGGCACATTTAAGGCCTGTAGCTTTCGCTATTTTATCGGCGGCTTGTTCTAGGAGTTCTCCACGATGCGCCAGGATTAAAACTCTATTACCGACTCGTACTTGAGATTCGGCAATCTTAGCGAAGCAAATAGTCTTGCCGCATCCTGTGGGCAAGACCAGTAATGTTTTGTTGTGGCCTATGTCCCACTCATGCAGGACGGCGTCGACCGCCGCCTGCTGATAGGGACGAAGCTCAATGCTCACGATTAAAAGGCTCCTTGAGTCCACTCTTTACCCGATTCTTCCTTATCGTAGAACCGGTCGACGTTCGGGTAAGTCTTTCCGTTATATTCCCGAAGCTTAATCTTAAAGCGACCGGTAGCTCCGAGAACTTCGTTCCAGCGGATCGTGAACTTATCATCACCCTTTTTCATGTGTCCGATAGCACGGGCAAATCCGGTGAGCTGCCATTGTGACTTACTGTGTAAGAAGAGGTTCTGCTTAATGCGACCTTTCTGGCCGTTTACGTTTACTTCGTAGGTAATTTTAGCTTCATTGCAAGCGGGCATTTTCTCGCTTCCTTCGAAATAGCCTCGTTCGAAGTTTGTAATCTTAAAGTCATAATCTCCTGCAGGTATGTCGACAAACTCGTTTTCCACTGCTTCAATTTCTTCATCCCAACTAAATGCTCTTTCTTCTGCCATGTTTGTTATCCTCCTTATTATTAAAACGGTACGTTTTCATCTCGGTTTGCCTCTACTGCCTGAGCTACATTGTCGAATGCGGCAATTAAGCAACCGTCTATAAATTCTTTCGGGTAGTCCTTAATTCTCATATCAGCCGGGAAGTACCCTTTACTTCCTACAACGGCTTGTATTTCAGCTTCTGTGATATTCCGTGCTTCCATAAGCTTCTTTAAGTCCTTCGGGATCCCGTCATCTTCCTTAGCCTTCTTTTTAGGCTCGGTTTTTACAACAGGTTCTTCTTTGGAAGGTTCCTCTTTCGGAGTGGTTTCCATTTCCTCAACAGTTTTCTCTTCAACTTGCGATTTTCGAATATTTTGGGGTATACAATTTTCGATTTGAGCAAATTCGAAGGGCAAGCACTCCTTTAAGCCGTGTCGGTTTTTTGCGTCCCAATTCGGATGATGACTCGTGTACATCACACGCTGGCCGCCTGATACTCGAACCTTTTTACTGTTACTGTCCTTGCTATCGACCTTTAAGACCTCTTCTTTATAGTTGGCAAAGAGGAGCATATCTGCCCACTCCTTGACCATATCGGAGATTTTCTGACTGGCTGCCTTATTAAGCTTTAACTCGTATCGATCGTACGGAGGTTGATCAGGCCGTTCAAACTTACGAACCATAGCATGAGCTGTAAGAACCACGTTCATCCCGCTTTCAATTAAATCCTGGAGCTTATTAAGCAGCCGTCCGAATTCTTCCTTCTCATATACATACCCTTTGCCATATCCGATATCTTCAATACCGCTCACCTGGTATTTCGAGCAAATGTGCTGTACGCAGAGCTGTTCTGCCCAGTCGATTGTGTCGATGACTAAGGTTGTAAATCCCTGGTGGTCTTTCGTAAGCTCTTGAACGTATTCCATAAGTACCGCCCAAGACGTCGGACGTTCCAGTCTTGCCACGTCCATATGAGCTGTACTTGCCTCCGTATCGATAAATAGGGGCTTCGGGAAGTGAGCGGCAAATGTACTCTTGCCGATCCCTTCAGGACCATATACAACAATCTTTTGATAACGCTCTTGCTTTCCTGTGATTATCTTCATGATTTCCTCCTAAAATGTTCCGGGCGTCCACGCCTTCGGTTCTGCCAGCTGCGCGGCTGACTCCTTAACATAACCGTCTTCGATAATGATGCTGCAGCTATCATCTGTCCCGACTCTCGTAGCAATGACCTGGAGTCCTTCGTGGGTGAGCCATTCGGAGAACTCTTTAAGTGTTTCCTGGTCCATTTGCTCAAGCTTGTCCATAAGGACGAAGCCGCAGTCAGGGTTAAGCTTACGAATAATCGCCGTAGCTACCATAAGCTGTTCAGCTCCCGACATGCCGTCCCATTGCTGACCTTTATAGATGAGTTCGCCGTCTTTAACACCAAGTTCCGGAAGCGGCAAGTCGGCCTTATTGAGGAGTTCATTTTTGGCTTCCTTGACGGCTTCAATCTCAGCCGTCAGTCCGTTATATTCAGCTGATAACTCTTCGGCTTCGGCCTGGGCTTTTTCCTTTTCCTGATTAGCACGAACTTTACGATTAATATCATCAACCTGGGCGATATTAGTCTCCAATTCTTCGGTACTTTCATCGACAAGCTCGGCTACTGTCTTTTGAGCTGTTTCCATATCGGCCAACAGCGACTCTTGTTTAGCCTGGGCTTCTTCGAGGGATGCTTTAAGCTGAGCAATCTGGGAGATAAGCGTTTCGTGTTCTTCCGTCATTTTGGACAGCTGTTCGCGCTTGCGTTGGTTCTCGCCATTTTGAGCCAAAATTTCTTGCTGTTGCTTAATTAAATCCGAGGCACTGACCGGCTCTGTGGGAGCGTCGGGATAATATTCAAGCTCATCGGCGTATGACTTCTTTTGCTTAGCAATACGACCGATTTCAAGGCGGCGGTTATATCGTTGAGCTTCTTTCGCATCGAGTTCAGCCAATTCGTCACCAATCCCGATAATCTGCAGTAACGTATTGGCCTTGTCTTTCGAGTTCATACCCATGAACTTCGGTAAGTCTAGTGCCAGTTTCTCAATGAAGCTGTCCAAGAGTTTCTGTCCGGCTTTCTCACCGGTCGGGTCAATAACCTTGAGGGAGCTTTTCGCCCCCTTTCGTTCGACGACAAGACCATTGGAAAGCTCGATATGAATCTCAGGCGGGATCGTACTACTATCCCTTGCCGCATTGGACGGCTTGAATTTATCGCCGCCTAATGCCCAGGCTATGGCATCCAATACAGACGTTTTGCCTTGTCCGTTACGGCCGCCGATGACGGTAAGGCCATTTTGTGCTAATTCCATTTGTACCGCTTTGACTCTCTTTACATTTTCGATGGCTAAGCTGTTAATTTTAACTGTCATGTGATATACTCCTTTTAATTAAAAATTTAATTTTTAGTTGTTTTGGCCGTTCTCAGTTGCCGCTGAGAGCGGTCTTTTTCTGTTCTTCCAGGCATTCGTCAGGAATGCAGTAGTCTCTGTTCGGGCAGTCCTCACAACTCATCTCATCACCTCCTTCATATGAGAACCGTCAGGGCTACGATAAGGTATATAACCGCTACACCGAGGCCTACTTCAGCCCCTTCCTTGAGATCTGTCTCTTATACACATCTCCGAGCCCACGAGACCGGAGCCTATCTCGTATGCCGTCTTCTGCTTGAAAA